CGGGTTCAGGAACGACCAGTAATCAAGCAAGTGCGAATGGATTTATCGTACATTACTTTTCGTCGTAAAAATTCCTCCAAAGTGGACCGAGTCCCACTTTGCAAGAAATAACCTCCCTCAATAGTAGATGTCAGTCAACGGTTCGAACAACTTCTTGAACATCGAGGATGCGAACCTCCGAGTCAGGAACGGTTCGGTGCACGCTCAGGGGATGACCATCGGCGGAGCCATCGTCAGCGCCTCGCACGGACTTCAGTCTGTCTCAGACACGAGCAACACCACCAGTAACACGCTCCAGTTCACCAACCCGACGACCGCCTTCAAGGCGACGAGTAACATCGAGTAGACGGCGAACACGGCGATCGTAGTGGAGTCCAACGTCCTCATGGATTTCAAAACCTTGGGTCAGATTGAGTTTCCGGGGCCGCTGACTCTAGGGCAGTCCCTCGATGTTCCCCGCATTTCGCGGTACGACGTGGATACGGAAACCCCGAGACCCGAGAAGTTGGTGGTGGATTTCGACACCACCGTCAATTCCTCACCCACAGATATCTCGGGGAAGGGGAATCATGGGAGGTTTTACGGAACTGCCCAGTACTCCGCAGCGGATAAGGCGTTTACTGGTTTCCCAAGTTCTTCCTCTAATTATATAAAGGCAACGCTGAATGGTGCTTCCGGTGCGTACGCACATACACAGTCCTATTGGATCAATGGTGCTGATACGACCCCGAGGTGTGCATTTACGGTGGGAACAAACACTGGAACCTATTCTTATCTGTATATGTGGTTAAATACATCTAAATGGGTGATGAGTGTAGATGGGTTTGGTTTTCAATATGTTGAAACAATTGACGATAACAGGTGGTACCATATAACAGTAACGTACGATGGTGGATCTGTTCAGGATTCTTATAAATTTTACCTCAACGGTGAATATAAGACACCCACTAGTGTCGATAACGCTTCGTCTTTTAACTCCTTAAATCTACCTTCAAATCCCGAGGTTAGAATAGGCAGAGACGATAACGTCCAATGGTACAATGGAATGGTTTCAAACCCCAAAATTTACTCGGTCGCCCTCGAACCCTCGGAGGTCCAAAAGTTGTACCGTCTCGGCCGAACCGGGCGGTCCATGGTCATCAGCGACACGGCCGTCGGCATCGGGAAAGCCCCTGAAGCCCAGTTGGATGTGAGGGGGACAGGTAAGTTTGCGGGGGATCTTTATTTAAACGAACCACCAGTATTACCCCAAGTCATAGGTTTTCATGCATATAGTTCAACGCTCAACACTTTCTCGGGTAATAGTTCTATAACTAATCAGTTCGATTTGACCTATTATAATTATAATAGTTGTTATAATACAAGTACGGGTATATTCACGGCTCCAGTTGCGGGTTTATATGGTGTAGAGTTACAGTTACGTACAAAGGGAAATTATTATTGCGTTTATATAGAATTAAAATCTGCGAGTGGGAGTTTGCAACGATATGTAATTAACCAATGTGAGCAGGATGTAACTACAACTAATGAACATAGAAATATGGCTGGGTTTACCTGGATGGAAGCGGGTGGTACACTACGAATAAGAACTTCGGGTGGTTCCGGTGATTTGTACGTGGATACTGGTAGTTGGAGTAAGTACGTAGCAGTGTTGATACATAAAACACCGTAAAAAAATATAGTAACAATTTATATGGATAAAAGATTTATCTCAATTGATCCAAAAACACTGAAAATTGTCGATTCATTTTTTACAGAGGATATAGACAATTATGGAGGGCGTTCTACATTATTGATACATATGTTAGTCGATAGAGATATTAACATTCAAAATACAAAAATAATCAAGGTTTCTGAATCCGAATATAAAATTAATCCTATAGTTCCAGAAGAACAATACAATGAAGAATATTCCAGACAGACTACACTAGAAGCTTTTAAGGAACTCCGCCAAGAACGTAACCAGCGCCTCGCCGAGGTGGATTGGATTTTCTCCACGGATTACCATATCCCAAATCAGATGAGAGACGAGTGGACGCGGTACCGCCAGGCGCTCCGCGACCTCCCTTCGCTCACCGAAGACCCGGAGAACCCCGTGTGGCCCGAAAAACCTACGGTCAACCCGAGCGGCGGGTCCACCGTGAGCGTCGACCTCGACCACCTCGCGGGTATCGCGTCGCAGGTCACCCTCCTCCAGAACGTGGTTTTCAGTCTCACGAAAAGAATCGAGCAACTCGAACAGGCTTAAAAATTATGTCAGTATACAGTATAAAATGTCCGGCGGAATCGCCCAACTCGTCGCCGTGGGCGCTCAGGATGCGCACCTCGTCGGCGCCCCCGAAGTTAGTTTCTTTCGCTCAACGTACAAACGACACACAAATTTCAGTCAGACCTGCGAGCGTCAGGTCATCCAGGGCAACGTCAACAACAACGGCATGTCCACCGTGCGCTTCGAGCGCAAGGGTGACCTTCTCAACTACGTGTACTTCGCACCCTACGTCGTCGTCGACGCCGACACGGCACCCGTCTCTGATTGGACCACCCTAATCTCTAAGGTCGAGCTCTTGATCGGCGGTCAAGTGGTTGACACCCAGGACTCCACGTACTCCACGCTCATCGCGCCCACCCTTTCCGCCACTAACTTCTCCAAGTCCGTGGCCGGTGGTCTCTACGACGGTGCGGGTACTGCCAAGTTCTACCCGCTTCGGTTCAGCTTCTGCGAGAACTGGCAGAGCGCGCTCCCGTTGGTGGCCCTCCAGTACCACGACGTCGAAATTCGCATCACCTGGGGTGGCAGCGCCTCGAGCTGGGGCTGGAACGTCTACGCAAACTTCGCGTACCTCGACACCGACGAGCGCGCCGCGTTCAGCTCCGGGTCCCATAACATGCTCATCACCCAGGTCCAGAAGAGCATCGCGTCCAAGAGCCTGATCCAGGAACTCAACTACAATCACCCGATCAAGTACCTCGCCGCCGCTAAGGGCAGCGCCATGTCCATCCTCCACGAGGCGAACAAGCTCAAGCTCCAGATCAACGGTACTGATATCGGCGATTACAAATTCGCCGATCCCAACTTCACGTCCGTGCCCCTCTACTACCACACGTCAAACTCCAGTGTCAAGGGTACGAATCTTTTCTTCGTGCCTTTCTGCCTCGACGCTGCGAAGCTCCAGCCCACCGGTAGTCTAAATTTCAGCCGACTCGACTCGGCTCGGATCCAGTCCGCAGGCCACGCCGGTGCTGGTGTCGGTAAGTTCGACGAGGACATCTACGCCGTCAACTACAACGTACTCAGGGTGGAGAACGGCATGGCTGGCCTTTTATATTCTAACTAAATAGTAAGTATGTGGAAAACAATCTTCCTCCTAGCAGTCGTCTTTGTATTGACGTATAACCCAAGGTCACAGACTCTCGAGAAGTTCGTGGGTCAGCCCACGCCGCCGACCGAGAAATCGTGCCAGGCCACGCATTACCAAGCCGTGCAATTCGCAACCACCCCGTACCAGTGTCCGAAAGACGACAGGGTTTCCATGGGCGTGATCACTACTTAAAAGAAAAAATCGTAGGTACACTAAATGATCCCGATCGACCGTGAAATTCTCACCACCATCGCCGCAATCGCCTGCATCGCCGGCCTCGTCTTCCTCTTCAGGGAGCTGAACAAGGCGAAGCAGGAGGTCGACGAGCTCAAGGTTTTCTCAGCGCACGTCGCGCGCCATCTTTCCCAGTCCAGCGGTGGCGGCGGTGCGAAAGAAGAGCCCGCGCTCGTCGCCGAGGAGGCGGAAGAAAAATCCGAGGAATAAGAATGTCAGCCTATTGTAGAAACGCGCATGCGCGATGAAAAAGCACAAGGCCATAGCGATACCAGTTAGTTTCAACGGTGATCAACCGCGGTTCTTGACCGTGCGCGATTGGCGGTTCAAAGATTGGATTTTTGTCACGGGGGGATGTCGCCGAAGGGAAATCACCAACCCGATCCGGTGTGCGCTTCGGGAACTCGAGGAGGAGACCCGCGGGGTTCTCAACTTGAAAAACGGTGAGTACACAGATTTCAAGTTCACCGTGAAGGAAAGTCCCACGGTGGACCTCGAGTATAACTGTTTCGTGTTCTTTGTCGATTTCAACAGGGCGGAGCAGCACGGACAGGTCAAGCGATTCTACGAGGAGAAGGCCAAGATGCAACTGAAAAAACTACACAACCAACCCATTCGCAAGACCTTCGACGAGAACGATCACATGAGCTACGACACACTCCCCGAGTTTAATTCGCGTAAGCGATGGAAGTTGATCATAGATAATGTCATTAAAAATCCAGAGTTTTACAGGTGCATGCAAACCCCCGATAGAAAAACCTTCAGTATAAAATAATGAAATCGAAAGCTTTCATACTGAGACAAATCTCTGAACTTCTCGAGAAGAACCGGGGTCTGTGCGACTCCGAGATCGAGGATTGGGTCAGGGAAAATGAGAAGATGACCGTCTACGAACTCCTCACCTTTAAGAAGGAACTGAGCGAAACGAAGATTTATCAAGACGTCTCCTGTTCGTCGAACTGGTTTAGAGACGAGGATTAATATGTATGTAAAGTAAGTATGTTCAAAAGTTGGTGTTCCCAGAACGGCTTCTTGAGAAAAGTCCCCAACCCATCACACGTGCTCCTGGACGGCGGATGCCTGTCCGTGCCGTATGATAGATTGGACGAATTTTACGACAAATACATCGAGGCTGTGCAAGCTGACGAGAAAGTATTCGTCGTGGAACAGAAAACCCCGACGTATAACTTTTTCGTAGACCTCGATTACAAAGCCGACGACGGTCTCGGCATAGACGAGATCAGTCAGATATCCACCGTGATATGTAGATGCGTGAAAAAGTTCGGGGGAAAAGAGTGTATCGTGTCCGTCGCGCAACCCAAGAAGGCTGGTGAAAAAATCAAGACGGGTGTGCACCTCAATTGGCCGGGTTTCGTTGTCGAACAGACCGCCGCGGTGTACCTGCGACAATACATCATCTCCGATCTCTTCGGTTACGACCGAGGAACTGAGTGGGACGCGATCGTGGACTCGAGCGTCTACGGCGACCCCGCGCGCCGGACCAAGGGGAGCGGGTTTCGTATGCCCTGGTCGCACAAACTCGCGAAAGGGGTGGTCGAGGGTATGTACCTCCCGCTGTTCAAGTACACGTGGCCGCTTTCGTCACTCTCGAGGATCCCGTCTGAACCGGACACGGCGATCCTCAAAGCCACGGCGGTCAGAACCGAAAAACCCGTGACGGCGGAGGCCCTACCGAAACCGAAACAGCGAAAGGAAGGTTCGTTTTCGACTGAACAGACCAAAGACGAGATCCACGACAGCGTCCTGCAGAATCGGTTGGAGACGTTCATACAGAAAAACATGCCCGGTCAGGGAGATGCGTTCCTGACTAAGATGTACAAGAGCAAGGACACGTTTCTCCTCTCCAGCACTTCAAAGTGGTGCGAGAATATTCAGAGGAAACACGGTTCGAATCACGTCTGGTTTTTGGTCAGCGGTAGACACATTCTGCAGAAGTGTTTCTGCACGTGCCCGACTCTCGACGGCCGCGCGGACGGATTCTGTAAAGATTTCGTCGGGCGGAGACACGAACTTTCCGAGGATATCGCGAAAGCGCTGTACCCGAACAAGGCTGAGATTTCCAAATGTAAGGAAATCAGGAAGTACATGGATAAACCGATGCCCAACGTCAAATCCCAGATCGAACATTTCATGAACAGATGGATGAAGGTGGACGAGGGTACGAAGGTCGTGGACATAAAACGGCAAAAAGGTGGGGCGCTCTCGGTGACGACGACTTCGAGGTTTTGTGAAACGGTCGGGGAGAGGCACGATAAGCTGATGACGTACACGGTGAAGAAGGGTCAAATCGTCCAGGCGTGCCCCGTGTGCAAAAAGTCGAAGCCCAGGACACACAGGCTGTCCCCTAACATCGTTAATCTACTTAAACAATAATGGGGTGTACAGTATAGATGACAACGTTGACGACAAGATCCGGACGAGCCGTTAAAAAACCGGTCGTATTCATTCCAGCAGAGAATGCCCTGGACGACGATTACTGCAGCGAGGACCACGACACCGATATCGGTTCCGACATAGACACCGAAGACGAATGCTACTCGGACGAGAGTGACGACGAGGGGGAGCACGACGATGATGACGACGCCGACGAGAACGGTAACCTCAAGGATTTCATCGTCGACGACGAGGATGAGAGTGAGTCAGAATAAGCTTAAAAAAATAGAGCGGTGTTAGTAGTAATATGATGGAATCTGATATGGGCAACCCCATCGAGTACAACCCTGACATCGACCCCCTAAACAATCACGAAGAAAACGAAAATTCAGTTCAAGAGCCGCAGCAGCAATATTACATGCAGGCGCCGCCACACCCGGAAATGTATGTCCCTCAACAGGAGAAAGAATCAGTCGACCTGTTCAAGAACGTCGATAAATCCACGTGGATCATAGCGTTCGCTGTATTTTTACTCGGCTTTTTCATGGGGAAAACTATGCAACCGGTCATTCTCCGGTACGCCTAAGCTTCGACGGTCTCCTCGAGGTACGGCGACCCGCTCATCCAGCTTCCACGTGGAAGCGTGTCGTGTGCGATGAAGGTTCCCATGTCCCCCTTTTTGAAAACCGCCCCGTATGTTTCCAGGCCGGTATCTTCGATGAATCCGACCGCCGCGGGTGGTGCGACCGCCTCCTCTTTCTCGATAACTTTGTTTTTTAAACGCATCGGCGATTTAAAAAA